ATAAGCGACTTGCTACCAGTTTAATAGAAGCGAAGGAACTTAAAGGTTTAGTCAACTTTTCTTGGTTGTATGTTGGATTAAACCCCGGTACTTTGCGAGTGAGAGCCTGTATGCGATTCAGCTCATCAGCTGTTTTCTTGGCGAAAGGTATGAGATCCTTTTGCCCATGTACCGCCCATAGTACAAACTTTTCAAATCCTGGATCATCGACGAGGTTTTCGAAGATCATGTAACAGCGAGAACAGAACATGTCAGAACCTTCTCCTGTAATTCTCCAGTCGCGTTTCCTGAGCATTTTCTCAGGCCACATCAATGATTGAACAGCTCTAGCTATTCGATAGTAACCTCCCAGGACTTTCGGGTCTTCTCTACTAAAGAATCCCTGAACATTAAGCCTCTGTAGAAATTCGAGCGTCACTTTGCTCACGGTTTGTTTATCTGCATTGGCTGGTAACCCGAACGTTGCTAGCATCTCGACGACTTGTTCAGGTGTATGTTTACCTTTCTTGATAAACTCAAAATCGTCTCCAATACCCATTGAAACTAGTAAGTCATATAACCACAAAATGAACATTACTAAAACTGTCTCAGTCAATTGCGTCCATCCTGATCCGGATGCTAATCCGTGATTTCCGATCAGTTTAAGATCTGGAGCAACTAACAACTCAATGTCACAGATGTGCATTAAGTTTTGGTATAGGTCATCCCACTCAGACTTCTGAAATAGCCATTTCACTATTTCAAACACTACTCGGATCTGAGCTCGGCGCATATGTGCGTCCATTTGTTTGGTGTCTCCACCAATGGCTGTCAAGCCACGTTGCCATTGAGTAGTCAATGTTTGCTTCACTCCTTCGTATCCTTCCCAAGGAGATAGGTGTTGTCGCACCGCGGTATTAGGCGATTTACGCATAGCCTCTTGAATAACTTGAGTAAACTGATACTCCAACAAATTTTGCGACATCGGAAACGCCCATACAGGGCGGAGTTTGCCACGGTAATTCCGCCAAATCGCTACTGCGGGACGATCGGACGCTAACCCAAGTGTTGCGTCATTAATTTCGTCGTCTTTCACCGTGCTTCGTCTAGTCCAGCGAGGAAATCCAGAGTTACTTTCTAGCGTATCTCTTTCTCGCATGTCATCGACGACTGACTTAAAGCTCTTCCTTCTCTTACGCATTAGGTTACTACTGCCAAAGAGATAGGAAGCGAACTCTCTTGTTTTAGGCCAAAATTGAGCAAGCACATGTTCATCGTCGTACTCAGACGGCTCATAGATTGGCTCAAGGGTTTCCAGCATAGCTGGATCCATAAGAGGCGGGAGTCCACCTTGAGGTTTAAGCTTAGGAAGATAGTCTTCCTCAAACTGGTTAAATACTTTCCCGAATTTAGTAGCATCGTTCGCGCTACGAGCAATGCCTAGAGCTTTAGTGATTAAAGTTTCGGGACTGTCGTGTTCAAACCACCACGACCTGTCTGTATCACTTCGACCTTTAGCTAAATTGTCAAGGTGATGGGACAGATTTGAATTGTTTCGCACTACTTCTTCGACTGTGCGATCAGTCTTTACAAATTTGAGCATATT